AAAACATTGTAAGTTTTTTTACCAACTTTGATTGAATCACCAACTTCAATTACATTTGGAATCTCAAGTTCTGATTCATCATGCTTTAACATTGCATGAATGCTTTCACCATCAACTGAAACTTTTACACTATTCCAAGCCATTATGCATCAAAAGCTGTAATTAATATTATTCCACTTGATTCAAAAGACATTGAGTAAGTAGCTTCTCCATTGTACTCACCTGCATATTCAAGTGATGAAATCATAAACTTTCCTCTGAATTTGAAAAACTGAGGAATGAAAAACTCTAAGTTTCTGAAAGCTGCTGTCTGTGCACTTGAACCATCAACCGCTAAGTTTTGTTGTGCCAAATACATATCTTTGAGCAAACCTTCTGATACTGAATCAGTAAAAACTCCACTTCCTGAAATGGAAATTGAATTTACCCCACCACCTGCAAGAAGCTCTCTATAACCGTTAGAACTCTTATTTGTAATATCTACTGCTTCATCATTTAGAGTAATTGAACTTGATCTGAGACCACCGATTGTTACATAAGTGCCTGAGTTATCAACCTTGATCAAGACATCTTTACCTTTTTGTGCTGCCATATTTTTCTCCTTTAAATTAACCTAATATTATTGCACGGAATCGCATGACACCATGTCTTGTAACACCATCTGGGTCTATAAGTATGTCAGAAAATTCAAATCTTAAATTTATCAGATTGAACCCTGAAACACTTAAACTATGATTATGCAGTAATGTATGAACTCTGTCCATTATTTGCTTACATTCTTTTGCTCCTTTATATTCAGACCAAATATCAAAAGTAACAGTAAACTCACCACCATCTAAATCTTTTGTACCATATTCAATTGCTGTTCCATATCCCATTGAGATAAAAGGTGTAGCTTGATTTTGTGTGACTTCGTCAAAAACACCAACACCCAAGGTATTGGTCAAAGTATTATCTGAACTTAACCTTGAGTACAGAGCTTCTTGTAATTCAAATAAACCTATACTCATTTTATGAATCCACCCTTGGCAAATTTGCCTTTAATTTTGGTTTTGTTTTTTTCTAGTGCTGGTTGAAGAAAAGGTCTTGCCGACATTTTTCTTGTGCCAAACTCAAGAAACTTTGAATATTTAGCTTTGCTTTCTACGGAAATTGAAAGTGCTGTTCCTGATTTTTCAACAGCAGTTTTGGTAATATTAGAAACAAGAAACCCAGTATCTGATGCTGGTGGTTCACCTGGTGCTGATGCTTGATGAACAACTGATCTTCTTTTGTAAATTCTTCCTGATTTTACTCCTCTCTGAATTGATTGTTTTGCTTCAGCTTCAACTAAATTTGCTGAACTAAATAATCTTATTTTAATTTCGTTTTCTGCTTCTGTGGTTAATCTTTTTGCAATTTGTTTTTTAAGCGCATCTGTATTTCTAAAAATCATGATGCTACACCTTCTTCAGCTAGAATTTTCATATATCTACTTCTTTCATTTACATTTAACACAGAACGTATATTAAAAATTCTTGAACCAAATTTAATTCTATTTTTAGCAGTTACACTTGTATTGAAACGAATCATAATTTCGTGTGTAACGCGGTCTTGTAGTTTCCCTTGTGAATATACCTCTTTACCGTTTACGGGCTTTATAGACGCTTGTACAGTCTGTGAATCGCTGTAATTAGAGGATATTCCACCGCCAGTATCTCTTGTACTGCCGATGGTTTGAATTGTAATTTGCTCTCGCATTGAGCCTATTGAAACACCCATTACCCAATTGCCATTAACTCACTTGTACCTAAACCTTTGTGAATTCTGTAAGGTGCTAATAATTTTATAATCATTGGTGGAAATTCTCTTTCTTGTAAATAGTCACCCATATCACCTCTTTGTTCATACATATTTGCAACAAGTTTTAACATCGCTTGTTTTATGGGATAGGGGATACTTGTTGCATTAGCATAGCCGACAACATAGGTGACTTTTATTGAACTTGCAACTCTTAATGCGGTTGGCCATGTTGAGCCTGTTCTTAATACAATTCTTGCAGGTTCTCTTGAAGATTCAACGAAATAATTTGCAGTAGAAAAAGTAGTTTGTGTATCATCATCATCAAATGTAACAATATTTGTGACTGACTGAACTGGCGCTCTTGGTAAATCAATATAGTTTTTGTAAAAATTTAAATAAGGCCCTGTCCTAAAACCCTCAAACAAAGGGTCTTCATCTTCTCTAAAACCATCAAGAAAAAGATTAAGGGTCTGGGGCATTAAACCTCGCCCAGTATGCTCCTCAACAAATTGACGAGAAGCTATAATTAGGCTAGTAATTAAGGCATCGTCATTTGAATGATCAACCCTCAGAAACGATTTTGTCTCTGAAAGAGTAAGGGGTTCTGATGAAGGAGCAACACTGACAACGAGACTTCCCATTTTAGTTTACTGTTTCTCCCTCAACTACTTGTGGCACTTGTGCATTATCTTGCTGTGCCATTTCTTTGTTCATCAACATTAGCTGTTGTTCTAACTGAACTTTTTGATTCATATACTGTCCCAACAAGAAGTTTGTATCATCTAGTTGTTTTTTTAGTTTTTCGTTTTCAGCTTCTAGCTGTTTAACTTTATCGGCATTACTCATATTTTTTTCTCCTATAAAAGTTTATCAATACCTATTGATGCTACTAGCAAACCATAAAGACCCCAAACCATAGCATCAAGTTTATTAAAACGCTGATGTCCTTTTTCTAATCTTTCTTCTATGTTTTTATACCTGATTGCACATTCTCTTTCATGTGCTTCAAGCCTAGAGATACTATCTGATTTACTAGCCATATTGCTAGTCTAATGGAAATTAAGAATAAAAAAAAGGGGCTTGTTGAAAACCCCTAGCAACTTTCTTAAAAGTATTATGATTAAAATTATTTTAAAAGAAAATTATTTTTATATCAAGTGATTTGTTTAAGTTTATTTTCAATAGCATCTAATCTTGCTAATAGTTCTTGAAATCCTGTCATATCTTCAAGACCTTTTGGAGTATGAGCAACTGATTCTAGTTTTTCTAACCTTTCTTCAATTGAAAGAGAAGGGGCGGTATTTGAGGAAATCTTCATTATATACACTTATAGAAATTATTTTGAACCGCCCCAAGACTTATTTTTTCTTAGTAGTTTTCTTTTTTGTAGATTTTTTAGCAGGAGCTTTGCCACCGACATAGGCTTCATTTACATCAGGGGTATTTGGGTCATCTGCTACATAATGACCTTTTTCATTTCTAGCTCTTACAGGTTCACCTTCTTCTGCTTTTGCATCTACTTTGACTTCCATAGCCCAACCATTAGCAACAAATTGATTCATCAAATCTTCTTGCCAATCTTCTTGAGCTTCTACAATTTCATCATGGACATATAGTTTTTGTGTCAATCCATGTTCATCATTGCTACCAGCTTTCGGTATAAGTATTTTAAATTGTTTCATTATTTACCTCTTAAATAATTACTAAAACCTTTCATTGGTTTTTTTGGCTTACTGCCATGTCCCATTTTCATAGGTTTCTTAGGTTTTTCGTTTTCTAAATGTCCACCTTTCTTTTTAGGTTTCTTTTTGTCTTTGTCCATGTGATAAGGCATTGTTTTCTCCTATTAAAAAAGAGGGGTGTTGCCACCCCTCAAACATACATTGTTATGCATTGTGTGGTGTAAATGCATTGTCAGTAGAATGTCTAGCATGTCCTTTGACAATCATAACACCTAAAGGTGTACCATTTGAATGTGTACCAGTTTTTGCTAATACAGCTCTCAAATATCTTTTACCACCAACATAGCCTACTCTGAAAATGCCACCAGCAGAATCAGGGTCGCCACCAGCAGTTCCATCTAACTTCAAGAATATTCCACCTGAAGCGATAGTTCCGTCAATGATGTCAGCTTGTGCTACATCTGTATATGTTGAATCATCATCAGAATGCTCTAATGAAACTTCAAAGAAAACAGTTGAAGATAAAGTATCTCCTTCTGCTCCAACATCTACTAAAGCAGTAGCTGATTCATAACCTTGTAAATCAACTCCTGTTCCGTTAGCCGCGGCTGATCTAACAGCTACCGCTAAACTGACAGCAGGAACTATGTTATTGCTTAAATCTTTCATATTAATTTACTCCTTTATTATGCTGAAACTTTTTGTTTAACAATTGCTTCAGGAAGTATTACCTGACCACCAACTCTTCTTCTTGCAATGTATCTAACATTACCTGAAGTAGCTTGTGTGAATGGGTCTCTTAGGACTGCCATCGCAATTCTATCTACGATCATATATCCTCTGCTGAAATCACCAAAGGCAATAGGGAAGTTACCAGCACCAACACTAGGCATATCTGTTGCTTGAATGTATGGGAAGCCTAATACTGAATTAGGAACACCACTTGTAAGCATCATACCTGCTTGGAATACATACTGACCAGCAGTATCTTTTAGCTTTCTAATTTCTGCTAATGTGCTTCTATTGAAAACAAAAGTAGCATTTCTGCTGTATTCTGATTTGATACTGTGAACCAAAGAAATAAT